GGATAGGTTGAAGTATAAAATTGAGTGGCATTATCTACGAATGCAAACTCATCGAGGTATACTAAGTTAAGTGACATACCACGAACCGAACTTGATGATGTAGCCGCAGCTACAATTCTTGAGTTGTTAGAAAATTCAATAGACTTTTTATTAAGAGCTTTACATCCTGGTTGAAGAAAGAATGGTAGATGTTCTAACATAAGTGTAACACGACCAAGCATTTCCCTTGCAATAGCTTCTTTATTGGCTAGAATACCTACAACTTGTTCACCTTTAAAAATCGTATACCATAATAGAAAAGCTACAGCAGCAATTGATTTACCACTTTGACGACATGCAAGAACAATATTAAATCTATTTTCATCAAATGATTTAAACATATCTTCTTGATATGGATATAATTCAAATGGTATTAATCCTTTATCAAGATGTATTATTTTACAATACTCTTTAGTAAAATAATGAGGGTCATCCAAGCATTTTTTATACTCGACTAATTCATCTTTAGTCCATTCATGTTCTACATCAGCTCCCCTAACATTAGGGTTGCCAAGGTACATACTTTCTCTACCCATCTGATTCCTGTTCGATTACTACTTCATCACGTAACATTTTTTGTAGCTCAGCTGTTGAGCCAATGAATACATTATTGTTTGTTGGGTCTCTGGAAAGAGCTGGTAGGTCTTCTTTATCAACTTCTTTTTTACTTTTATGAAGTTTAAGAATTTTCTCCCCGATTTCGGCATTGTTTTTGATTAATTGACCTAATACTTCAAAGGCTCTCGGATGCTCTGACTCGCGGGCAAGTTCTAACATAAGCTCAATCGCTTCGTCGCCTTGCCCCGCTAAATCAAAAAGTTGTTTTCTTACGTCTTCGTAATCTTGGTCAACTTTATTTGTGTGCGTGCCAGTCAATTCCTTCTGGCTCGTCGCCATGTTCATGGTCGTCATCGTGTTCTTGTGGGTTCTCATAATGTGTATTCCATAATTCCATTACACCAAACTTTGTACGGCTCTCATCTTTATTACCGCCCTCATAAGGTATAGCTAAATTTTCTTCAATAAGGACTTGATTAGCATCTCTACCGTTAATCACTATTGTCCCTAATACTCTACCAAATTTACCTTTAGCCATTTCTTCTGTATGCAAAGTAAATTTTCCATCAGCTTCTGCTAATAATTCTATCAACCTATGCTTTGCTGCCATTCCCCATGACTTTTCTGCTAGGTTTCTTGTTCTACTCTCAGGAGTATCTATACCCATTAATCTAATTCTATCTCTCATGAATATATCAAATCCTAAATCTATATCTGCATCGATGGTATCTCCATCAACGACTTTAATTAATTCTGCTTTAAATTGGTAAGCCATTGTATTCTCCTTTATACGTCGGTGTCAAAAAAGTTAATCGTTTCGGTATACGGTTCTTTAAATCCACCAGCACCATCGCTTGTAGTTGTACCGTCTATCGCCTGTCTCTCAAATTTATGAGTAGTAGGATCAACATTCTCTGAATAGTCCACTTCGGTTTCAAGAATTTGTTTACTCTTACCAATACCTCTATAATAACGAATACGAGTTGAAAAATCTAATGTATATATAATAGCTCTTCTCGTAACTAAATCACCCTCATAATCATCATTTAGAGCGATACTCTCTAAAACTATCGGAGTATCTGTTGTAATATCCATTGTAGGAATATCTTTTATTGTTACTGTATATTCTGGCTGAAACATTGGAAGTATCTGCTCTAATAGTTGCAGAGCTTCATCTTGTGTTGAAGCAAGAATATTTAATTCAAATCCAACCTTATATACAGCTGGAGCTCCTAATTTATTTAACTGAAGTGTATCACCTACAACAACTTTTCTATAATTCTTATGTTTAGATACACGTGCATTAGAATCATATTCCATTGAAGTAATTTCAAACGACAATCTAGGTAATGTCATAGCAAGCTTAGGATCACTTGTTTGTTCCGCCATTCTCGCTAATACTTTTTGACGTGGAGCATAAGCTAAAGGAACTTTAATTTTTTGTAGTACTTTTCCTGCAGCATTTGTTTTATGAACTTCTAAGTCATTAAACATAGAGCCAAATACAGACACCATCCTACGGGTTGACTGATTGTACCAATGATTCTCAAACATTATGGGTCTCCAAACGGATTGGTTTCAGTGAAGTCTATAACATCATCACCATAAAATTCAAACTCATCATTATCAGCATATGGATCTCTGTTATATTCAGTCTTCGTAGTTCCCGTTAAGTCCACAGTAATTTCTCTTGAGCTACCAGTTGTTTGACCAACAAGTAAACGTGTCGCATGTACCGCTGGTTGCATGAAGGTTCCATCTCCGTTTGTTGATTGATGTGGAGATACAAGTAATACAGTATATTGGTCTGCAGAAACCATTTCATATCCGGCAACTTTCGCAACTACATTAATATTTGTACCACCATCATCTACTAAACCAGTAAATTGATGTACATATTCACCGATTTGGAAATGGTTAGTATCAGCAGTTGCCATAGTTGTATATGAATAAGAACTAGCATATAATAATTCTATATTATCAATTTCTGGTAAACCTGTTTCAAAATTTTGACCATCATATTCAAATAATTCTGCGGTGCAAGTATAAGTAGGAAGGTCTTGTAATTGGAAGAATGGTAATTTAGGTTCTACATATTTAATCTCAAATATTCTATCAGACATTGGCATGTATATAAGATCACCCTCACCAGGTTTACTGAGTTGAACATTACCTAATGCTTCAGCAAGATTCATACCTACAACATGGTCCCAACGCTTCTTAGGTATTATAAATGTACCTTGGTCACGAATCTCTAAACCAAATTTAGTTAATAGATTACCATCACCTTCAAATCCTTCGGTGTTCTCTATAAAACATTCTATTGGATAGGCATGACGATATTGATTTAGTGTTTCATTTAATATTTCATCTTCGTATATCTGTTCACGCGGAACGTATACTACATCTTGACCAAACATTTTAATGCTTTCAAGTACTAAATCTTCGTAAAGGTTCTGTTCAGACTGTACAGCACCATTAAAATATACACTAGTTGCCATTTATTATCCCATTATGAAGTTGTCAGGAGTCATCCAGTTCAACCTACATTCTTCTTCTAACTGTTGAAGTTCCTCTATAGCATCATCAAACATCTGACGACCATTCATTGTTATACCACCTGGTAATTGGAAGCCTTCAAACTTCATCATGTTTGCTCCCCATTGACGTTTAATTAATGCTGTTAAATATTTCTTTAAAAAATGATCATTATAAACTTCAGTGAATGTTGCAGGGTCTATAATAGAATATACTTCTAGTACAATGTATTCACCTTCAGTCCATGTTCCACCAGCAGCTTCACAAGCTGTTTTATCAGTATGCGCTGCAATAGAACACTCACTACCTGTCAATTCACCGTATCCTTCATCCATATGAACCCTATTCATATGTCTACTATATCTTATATGCTCTTCACTATTCAGTCTATGGTCAATTAATGATAATTTTTGTTGTGACATTTCATATTCTTGCATTTGAGTACTTAATCCTTGCAATAAGAATATATCATTTTGTCTCATATGGTAACCCATGTCAAATAACGCACTACCTGTTGTTGCATTAATTTTTAACATACGTACAATAGATGTAATACTATCAGCTACTGTAATATAATTATTATCAATGTCTGCTTTTGTAACTTGGTGTTTTAAATATTCGCGGAGTATACCATCAGAATGGTATTCTTGATAGAATTGTAATGCATCGTCAGTACGATCTTCAATTTGATCTTCATCTACATTGACTTCTATTACTGGAGAGCCTAATGCTCTCAAGCAATATTCTTGTAATGCAGTTCTTGTAGTCGGTTTCGCCATGATGTTTCCTTGTTATATAGACTTATTTATATAATTCTTACCACCCAAATCGCTCTTTCACCGATTGAATATGTTCTGCATGTTTAGATTTCTTAAATTCTTCCATTACTGAATCAATCAAAAGTGCTACAGGGAATATTTCTTTAAGCCTTGGCCA